AGTAAAGGATTAAAATTAGTTAGAGATGTTAATAGATATAGTATTGATGTTAAAGATGCTTTAAAATTAGGTTCAATAAATTCTTTTGATGATGCTGTTGCTAATAAAGCAACTAATAAAATATTAAATCAATCAGGTATTCTTGCTGCAAATAGAGATGCTTTAGTACCACAAGTTTCAAATAGATTATTATTTACACAAAGTAGAAATCCTTGGGTAAGATTAATGGGTCAGTTTACTTCATGGGCTATGGCTAAATCAACTCAAACAAATAAAGTATTACAAAGAATTGAAAATGGAGATACTAAACAATTAGTTAAATTATTAGCAGCACTACCAGTATATGGTGGTATTCAAATGCTACGAGAAATTGCAAAGTATGGTGAAATAAAAACAGACCCAGCTACACAAGAGGGTAAGTGGTGGGCAGAAGCATTAAGATTATCAGGTATGTCAGGTATACTTCCTGAATTAGTTGTAGGAAGAACAACTGGACCTGGTTCTAGAAAACCTTGGTATCTTCCTTTTCCAGCAGCATCAGTATTAGATGATACAGGAGATATTTTTAAAGATGTTTTAAAAGGAAATACTGATAAAGCATTTCAAAGATTTATGTTAAAGATAGCACCTTTTCCTACTTGGAGAAATTGGGCTATGAAATTATTTGGAGGATTAGAAAGAACACAAAAATTTAATGACCAAAGTTATGAATCATTAAGTACTTTTAAAAAACAAGTATTTGCTTCTGGTGGTATTGTAAGAAAAAAATATGCAACAGGTTTAGATGTTAATACAGATAATAAAATAGAAAATGTTAGTTCAACTAATGAAATAGATTTTTCTAAATTTACTTTAACTAAAGAACCTACAATGTTAAAAACAGATGATGTTTATATTCCAGGAGATAATTTAAATAAAACAATTAAATCTACAGAAGAAAAAATAGTAGAACAAAAACCTATGAGTGTGGAGAATGCTAAAAAATTACCTATGAAAACAAATGATTTAACTGGTGGAAAAATTAACTGGAAGTTTATTTCTGAAAAAGAAGGAGCAGGAAAAGAACAAGGATATGTTCCTAAAGATAAGAATAATAAACCTGATTCAAATTCAGGTGTAACAATAGGTACTGGTATAGATTTAAAAATGAAGAATAGAAAATATTTTGAAGATTTAAATATTGATGAAGATATTATTAAAGAGTTAGAACCTTTCTTTGGTTTAAAAGGAATTGACGCAGATGTTAAAGCAAAAAATTTAAATTTATCTACAGAACAAATTGCTAAATTAGATTTAGCTGTTAAGAAAGATTATTCAAATAGAATAATAAAACAATATGAAAAAGATTCAGGTAAAAGATTTGAAAATTTAACTGATGCACAACAGACAGTTGTTATTTCAGTTGCTTTTCAACATGGTCTTAATGCAACTAAGAAATATAATTTTTGGAAACAAGCTACAACAGGAGATTGGGATAGTGTTGAAAAGAATTTAAGAAACTTTGGTGATGATTATGATACAAGAAGAAATGATGAAGCAAACTTACTAGGAGGAAATAAATAATATGTGGTTAAGTGCAATTAAATTAGCTATGTCTACAGGTAGTCATATCTATAAGAAGAAACAAGAAACTAAAATGATGATGGCAAATGCTCAAGCAACACACGCAGAGAAGATGGCTGCTGGTGAGATTGAGTATAGTGGTAAGCTATTAGAAGCAAGACAATCAGATTGGAAAGACGAGTTCGTTTTGATAATTCTCACTTTGCCAATTTTAATTTTATCATATTCTGTATGGAGTTCAGACCCTGAGATTATGGTTAAGGTTGATATGTTCTTTGAGAAGTTTGCTAATCTACCTAGTTGGTTTACTAATCTTTGGATTTTGGTAGTTGCTAGTATCTATGGTATTAAAGGAACACAGATATTTAAAGGTGGTATTGGTAAGAAGTAATGAGAGATAATAAAGTTCTTCATGCTTATATAGATAAGCTAGTTAAGGATAAGAAACAAATGGAATTGTTTAAGAACTTAAAGAAAGAAGTTGAGACAGGTGCTAATGGCACACAAGATTATATAATTAAAAAAGGTATTAACAAAGATAAGAAAGCAGAGAAAATATGAAACATATAGTATTATTTATTTACCATTACTCAAGTAAGTTAAGTTCTTGGTCATGGAGAAAATTATATAGTAACAGAACAACAGGATTAGGTTATAGAAAATGAACATAGCAGAATTATTTAAAAAGAATTTTGTACTTATACCTATAATTGCATCAGTATTGTTTGGAACATTTACTGGTGTTAAGTATGTAGTTAATTTAACTGATACTATTAATCAATCAGAACAACATATTGTAAATCTTGAAAGAGATTTAGTTGTTGCTCAAGAAAAGATTACAGAAATGAATACTAGACTATCTTCTGCTGAAGCTACCTGGCAGATGGCAGAGAATCTTTATCGAACTTTAGCCGACCAGGTACGAGAACATAGCTATGATATAAAGGATTTGAATAGATAAAGAATGAAAGGACTCAGTATGAATTATGGATTTACAACACTTATAATTATATTGTTAGCAATGCTAACTTTCTTTACTGACCCTGCTTATCCTAAAAATGAATATTTAAACAATGGATATAATGCTTGTAATACAGGTTCGTTTGATGTTCGTATAGAAACACAAGAGGGAGATAATCAATATAAACATTATAGTCCTTCTAATAATTATAATAGTGAGAATGGAAGAGACTCATTAAGTTTAACTTACAGACATTATTTAGGTTCAGCTTGTACAAAAGAATTTAAAAAAGCACAGCAAGAAAATATAGAATTAAAACAACAACTTGAATTAATGAAGATGTGTGGTAAAGTTAACAAAAATCCTACTTTAAAATACAATCCTAACTTTCATTTAATAGTTATGAAGTGTTCTGGTATAGTTATTCCTGAAAATAAAAGTCCTGATGGTAGTCTTTGGGATGAGTTGAAAGATGATTATAAAAAAGAAAATCCTGAAGTTAAAATAATGGGAGATAAATTTTTAACTAATAAAAAGAAATTAGTAATACCAAAATATTTAACAGAAGATACAGGTGAAGAAATAATACTACCAATACCAAAGGATTAATATGAAAATATCTCAAGATACATCAGTAAGTATGCCAGTTAAAAATATGATTGGTATTGTTGTAGCAGTAGCTATGGGTGTGTTTGCTTATACGGAAGTAACTTCTAGACTAACATCATTAGAAACTTCAAGAGAATTATTTCAAGCAGACTTACTTAAAAAAAGTGAGCAGTTACCAACCGACCAGGAACAATTTATGTTGGTGGAAGATTTATATAAGACTACTGAAAAGTTAGAAAAAAGAATTGACAACATGATGCACAATAAAATTAACATTGAATTTTTAAAAAAACAAACTGAAAAACTTTTAGAAGATGTGGAAAAACTAAAAGATAAAGTCAGACAAAATGGGAATGGTAGTCATGGTTGAAATAGTTGTAGCACTTTTAATGATTGTTCAAGGAGAAATTCGTGAGCATAGAATACAAGAATCTATGTCACATTGTTTAAAGGCTAAAAGAATTGCAATGAGGTCAGGTACAAATCGTATAGATTATCAATGTATAAAATCAAAAGCAGAAACAGAAATTTACATGGGTGAAAAATCTATAGTAAAATTACATTTAAAATAATGCTTGATAGATTTATATATAAATGTTGTGATGTCTTAGATAAGTATAGTGAATGGGTAAATCAATTATTGTTTGCACCAAGGTGTAAATGTAAACAAAAGAAAAAGAAATGAAATTTATATTAGCAATAAGCATATGTTCATTTTTAAACAATCAATGTTTACCACCAGTAGAAATTAAAACTCATTATGATTCTTGGAAGGATTGTACTTTTGCAGCATTAGAAATATCTAAAGAAATTATTAATACACAAAAAATAGAAGATGTTAATAATGCTAAGTTAGCAACTAAGTATAGTTGTACTGAACACGAGATAATTTAAGAATGGAAAACATCAGATGCAATTTTTTCTAAATCATCTGATAACATTTTAAATCTAGTATTACATTCTCTTAGTAAAGCTTTTATAACACCAGCATTTTCTTTTTTAAAATGTTCTCCTATTTTATCCATAGGATAGTTAGACAACTCAGTTATAAATTGTCCTTGATTATTTATAATTAATTTAAAGCCCATCAAGTGGGCTTCTTTTCTTTTAACTCTTTTCTTTTGTTTAAGCTTTCGATTGGTCTTCATGTTTCTTTTTCAATAAATCTACAAGAAAATCATCATCACCTTTTTCAGACTTTAACTTTGTCATAGGTTCTTGATTGTCTGTATATGTTTCAACTGTTTTAATTCTTGCAGGGCTAGTCATAAAGATAGGGAATCTTTTATTATCTAAAGACTTAACCATAAAAAAACCATCCTCAGCCATGCCAAATGTTTCTACATTTTTAATATCAATATCATCTGAACCTATTAAACAAATTCTTATATGATATTTTTTATCTAGTTCCATTACTGGATTACCATTAATACCTACAATTTTATTTGTCATTTTCAAATGTCTTATCAGTTGCATGATGGTCTACTTCAACAGGTGCTACTTCACCTTGTTGTCCATCATCATCAGCTAAACTATCTACACTCTCAGTATACATTTCATTTAACTTATCATTGTTTCTAGTTATCTTTAATTTAAGATGGTCTTTTAAAGCATCTATTTTAACATGAAGTATTTTATCTAAATGATTATTAATACCATACATAGGTAAATCATTTAATGAAGATATGATTCTTCTAAAACCTCTTGCTCTTTTTTCTAACTGTGTTATCTGTGATTCATTAGTCATAATCTCTCTCCAATATCATTTCAAGATAATGAATTGCTTTCTCAATATCTTTTTCTTTTCCTTTTGCTTTGTGTCTACATATATATTTAATAGCATTACCTTCTGCAAACTCTAAATGATTTTCATTAATAAAGAATGCTGGTTGTATTTCCATATCTTTATAATGGCTACCATCTACTTGCTCACCTAAGCTATCATAAGTTGTTTCTTTAAACATATTTTTATTAGTCATTGATTGGTCCTTCTTGTGACATCCTGTGTCTTCTTAATTGTTGTTCAGTTGGTTGTAACATATCATTTAAATCATCAATTGTCAACAGAGGATTACGTTTTAATTTTTTAACTATCCATTTGTATGACCATGGTTGAAGTCTAAAAGTATCACCATCATAGTAATGAGTTTGATTAGGCATAAAAGCAAATACATTTTTATAAGTAATCTTACTTGCTTCTTCCTTACTCATTAAAGTATGTAACCATTCAACTAATATATGTTTAGCTTTTCTTCTTATTGGTTTCATTTTCTTTGCGTTCATATTCTCTTACCAAAGGTTGTTCGTTGTTCTTTATATTGTTCTGTTATCTCTTCTACTAAAGGTTTCTTAAGTACACCAGCTAACATTGTATTCTTATTAGCATATTTAAATACTCTTAATCCTTTACCTTCATTAGTATTTGAATGACATTCCCATTTATGAGAACAATACTGACAACCAATAGCCAAAGTTTTATTACCATTCTTCTCTTCTTTAAATGGATAACATTTTTCTGGTGGTGTATCTTTAACTAAA